ACAATAAAGGTGTTATTCACCAGTGCTGTAGCGGTGTTTATAGCCCAGTTCTGCTGGTATGAAATAGCAATACTGTATGATGTCAGATTCACGTTTGTCTGTCCCGTCCCAGTCTGAATGTCGGGGATAAACAATGGTAAGTCCAACCCGGGTCCAGCCATAGAGAACCTCACAATAGAGAAGTAGTAGTCTGATGAGTTCTTGATTAGGTAGGTGTCACGCGTCTCATTGAAGGCTATAGGCGGGTCTTTTATAGCGACACCGTTTGCTAAGTCATTAGCAGTATTGTTGATGATAGAAACGTTGTAGTATAGGTAATCGGGGTCTTCGCTTGAACCTCCAATACGTGTGACTGATGTCTGTCTGGAATTCATTCTATATTACTACCAGTTATTTTTTTAAGATTTCATACGTTTTAGCGACCACAAAATCATCACCAGATAAGCCCGTCTTTTTTATAGTATTATAGTATTTCTGTAGCGGATATGATGAGAACAAGCACCGAACTACACAGTGTCGCCCACAAGTATTTACACGGCTTTTATCTTGCTGGAAACTGTGTGTATTATAATACACTGGTAAGCCCTTTTCACGTAGCAGATTAGATAAATAGGGCTGACGTTCGTCCAGTGACGATAATAGGCTTGTAGGCATCGTGTCTTTCATAGCCTCTGGTGTTTCACCATAGGGGTCAAAGTATTCAATGGAATCTGGTCGCCGTATCATACAGACCCAGTGTCCCTCCGTCGGGCTTGTTGTCAGAAACAATAAAATACAACGCCCTTTACGGTCAAAGCACTGGTCTATATCACTGAGGTCTTTTAGCATTGGATAAGTCATAATACTTGTATCGGAACCTAATATACGTTTGATATCACTATCGCTTAACGGGTAATCTTTAGCCTTGCCTAAGCCGTCCATCTATAATATATACATATAATATAGATGTTGTCTGGAAGCCCCCTATCAAAAGACTGGAAAGAAAAAAAGAGTGACGTAAAAATCGTAAAGCCCCCTAAAATCATAGGGAAGGGTGAGTGTAAAAAATTAGTCAAACGTTCGTGTGATTCACAACAGTGTGGATGGGTTGATAGGTGGTTGAAGAATCTGGTTCAGTCCCGTAGCCTTCCACCGCAATGTGCCGGGTGTGAGGCTCACAGTTTTCTGTATAAGTATATGGGTGAGGCTGCGGCTGAAAAGATAGTCGCTGAGATTCAGAAAGAGTTTAATCAAATCTATCCACCACTATCAACCGCCTAAGCAACATTTACGTAAGCAACCTTTGTGAATCCACCGCCGTTTGGTGGTAGATGGTTTGCTGTAGTGCCTCCAGAGTTCTGTCCTTGATTTACAACAACGGATCCAGCACCAGTCCTCTGAAGAACTACAAACTGACCGGGCGTTCCGTTAGTTGTGGTGGCTCCTTGACACAGAAGAAGGTTATTAAACAAAATAATAGGGTTGATGGAAGCGGAGTTAGAGCATCTTATACAGCACTTTCCACCAGTTCCAGCATCAGAAACAGCAGAAAGGTATTGAATGGTGTTATTGGAGAATGTCATTCTTGTTGTGGTAACATTGTTAGTCAGATTTATAATAGGCTGAACTGTTGATAGTGTAGAGTTCTGTGAAACAACGCAACCTAACATATTCAGACTTCCACTTCCAGATGACCGTAACATAGTGTTAGGCGATGTTATTAGGGGGTTATTTTTGATTTCAGTATTTACAAAAGTAATAAACCCGTTAGAGTTAGTCACTGCTGTTAAGTCTGACATATATATTAAGCAACTCTGGATTGTCAAATCACCAACACCTCCAACTGATGTGTCTGTCATCACGATTGCTGAGCGACCCAGAGGTGGTGATATTAGACAGTCTGTTACGAGATACGATTGACTGTTAGACACGGCGTTGTTAAACACTATATTTGAAACTTGAAGGGAAGATAAGCCTCCAATTATAAAGGGTAATGTAGAAGCAGTCATATCAATAGTCACGCTACCGACAATGTTGGTTGCTGTGCTGAGGCTTGTAGCGGAGCCGTTAATAAAGGTGTTAGCCCTTACCACAACTACATTCTCTGTGTATGTTCCAGAAGCCAAGAATATACTGACCCGATTTGAGTCTGAAATGCCGTTTGCTGTGGTTATAGCCTTACCGATAGTCTGATATGGATTTGTGATTGTCCCGTCGCCCGTTGTGTCGTTACCAGACACATTTGAGACATAATAGTTATAACTAAAAGCAACAGCGGGTATTACAGCCCACGCTGAAGGGTTGGCTGGTGGTGTAACGCCGAACACGCCGGGCGTTGAACCAGCAACTTGAAGTCTATACTGTGTATCTGTGTAAAAAACACTATCGCCTAAGTTATAATACGCTGTAGGAGACCAGTTAGGAATAAAAGACATTCTATAATTTATAGATATTTTTTTATTTACAATAGATAAGATGGACGCTACGTCAGCATATATGACCGGCGGTGCTACAGCGTCAATAATGATTGTAAGTGGGCTTTTGTATAAGTTCTGGAACACAATAAAGAATCATATGGTAGTCAGTCGTTGCTGTGGTCGCAAGATGGAGATGGGTATTGGTGTAGTAGATATGCCCGGTGATACACCAGAACAGAAACTTGAGATTAAGGTTCCGGGGGGTTAGGGGTTTAGGGGTAAAAGTGGTCTATAGAGTCGTTTCCGTGGAGAAAGTCAGCCCCAAACCCCTTTCCCCCCGGCTTTTTTCCCGTGATTATTTTCGCCAGATACCTATATGGCTACCCTCAGACTTCTACACGGCGATTGCTTAGAACTAATGAAGAATCTTCCCGACCGCTCAATAGATTTATTTATCTGTGACCTTCCCTACGGACAACTCAGCACAAAGGGCTTTCAGTTAGACCCTACGAAACAAGCCGACCCAAGTAGAGGTGGAGCAAAGGTTACTGCTTGTCCGTGGGACGTAAAAATAGACCTCAAAAAGTTCTGGACTGAGGTTAAGCGTCTCCGTCGTGATGACAACACACCGTGTATCCATTTCTGTAATACACGATTCGGCTACGAACTGATTAAGTCTAATGAAGAAGAGTTCAGATACGACCTTGTGTGGAACAAGGGGCGTGGTGTATCATTTTTGCTCTGTAATAAGCAACCTATGAAGAGCCACGAAATGATGTATCTGTTCTCTAAAAAAGCCCCTCAATACCGACGCGTAGATGTCACGGGTGATTTTGATAAGTGGTCCCGTAACCGTAAGGGTGTAGCCAGTGTCCAGTATGGTGTAATCAAAAATGATACTGAAGGAGGCGACGGTAAGCGTTGTGTATTGAGTGTTGTTAATAGCCCGTCATTATCAAAGCGTGGCGGTCACCCCACTGAGAAACCAGAACCCCTTTATAGATTTCTATTAGAACGCTACTGTCCCGAAAACGGCGTTGTGCTTGACCCTACGTTCGGTTCTGGAAACAGTATATTCACCGCTCACAGTATGGGCTACTCAGCAATAGGTATAGAAAAAGACAAAGACTTCTATGATAAGGCTGTAGCAAGACACCCAGAAAAAAACACCATAGATTAGATGCTTTATTCTTTTATTGGTTTTTATATTGGTGGTAAATTAGGTAATGAAATATTTAGGTATAGAAATCCACAATCACTGTATCAGCCCCCGCCCCTTTTTAGTTTAGAACTTACGGCTCAGATGGGTCAGCACCCGCCACTTTCTCACGCTCAGCCATCGTCCTTACCTCCATCACCTTATCATACAACGCCATCAAAGACTTAGGAGCACTCAGAAAGGTAAAGCCGTTGTCGTCGTCCTCCTCATCAATCACACCCATCTTAGTCAAACAGCCGACACCCACAAACCACTTGTAGGAGAACCAGTTCAGAATCTCACTCTCTGCTATGTCTAACTCAGAGTCCTCATACTTCATTGACTCAGCATAGATATCTTTGATGATGACACTCATAGGCTCACCAAGATATTTTAGGGGGTCATTCTCCATAAGCCGTGAGTAGATGGCGTGGTATTTATCCAGTTCGTGAATCCAGTAGGTTTTTAGCCCCGGTAATGTCTTACCCCTTCGTAAGCAATCCACAATATATTCAGTAGGCATCTGCTTGGTGAGAACCTTAGCATCTTCCTCACTCACATTCATCTCAAATGAAGTACCCTTATAGAATGCCCTCAGAACAACGACACGTTCTTCTGAAGCCATAGCGGGGTTAAACGCATAAACACTTGAATTACCTTTGACGCTTACAAAACTCATCTTGCTTCCTTTTTGATAGAAAAAGAAAGGGGGGAACTCATTTCAATTTTTTGTGGTTTTTGTTAAAGGCTTACATTATTCCTCAGCGTCTCCCTTCTCAAGGTAATCCATCTTAGTAGCCATATCACCTACGTGTAGCATTATAGAGTTAGTCAAATCTCTACACTCATCAATCAACTTATCCACCACACCCTTCTGCTTCTTTACCTCCAGCAGTTCTGAGGCACACCGTAGCAACTCAGCGTATTCAAAGTTGCTTATAGTAATACTGCCCTCAGTAATCCTTATCTCAGCCCCGCTGATATCATAACGCCTCACGCGTCGCACGGTCTTCTTCTCCAGAGCCTCAGCACGGGCTGTCTTCTTCAACTCCTCAGCCTTCTGGATAATCTTGTTCTTGTTCTCCTCATACACCTTATCTACAAGGGGTAACTCAGATACAATAGTCTTAGAAGAGACACGCTTACCAGTGTTCTTGTAGCCGGGCTCACGGGCGGGTCTCTTATCGTCGGGCATCTCTATAGCGTTGTCTGTGGTTTTAACAAATGGCTCTAAACGCACGTTCTCAATAGTCCAGCAGATTTCGCAGTTACCCTTGTGACAGTTCATTTTCTTTTAAACACCGGGGAAGGCGGGGTTATTGTTTCAATTTTAACCATAATTACACAAAGAGTGGAGATTATTACACTCAAAAAATACAAATGTATAAAAAATAGCCCCAAAAAATACAAAAATCCCTTACTAAATATGATTACCTCATAAAAAACCCGGGTTTTTTATAAGGTAATATTAATATTGTATATTTTTAGCGTATTTTTGATGATTTTTACTGTATTTTTCTCATTTAAGCAGATTATTACACTGTGTATTTCACCAGTAGCCGTGTGGGAATCATCACTACAGTCTGAACTGGGTTGTAGCAGTCAGACCTTTCACCCCTCACGTAGTTGTCATTGACCTCAAACGTATCAAACAGAGCCTTGTCATACTTAATGTAATACAGACCATCAACATATGAGAACACAAAGTAGTAATCCACCCCGGGCTTACAGTAGTCAATCTTGTTCTTACCTATGATTGCTGTAGCATACCTATCGTGTGTAATACGCCTTGTCTTCAACTCAGCATATACTGTGTTAGTCTTATTAGAATAATCAAATACACTCATACCACCGTTTATGGTTAGTGAATCACCTACTATCTTCTCAATGTTCTCACGGAGGCTCATTTCACTTTTAATACCGAATCTAAGGTCTTGTGCTTGACTCAACATTTTCTAAAATACCGGGGTAAAATAGTTCAGTAAGAATACCGCACCACTCTGCGTAAAATTGAGATGAAATAAAACCCCCGGGATAATTATAAACAAAATGGATAAGATTACCGCCTCAGACTTTATGATAAACTTAGCCCGGGAACTGACTGCTGAGCGGACACTGGCTGACGGGAAGAAGAAGCCCGGTCTTGCTGAGTCCTCAGCGTTATCCTACATTAAGAACCTTTACAACCTCAACGACAAGAAGCCCTTTAAGAGTCTGGCGTTTCTAAAGAACACTGACGCTATTGATGAGAAACTAAAGGATTACGCTGACAACACAAAGAAGACCATTCTGGGAATCATTGTGGGGACACTGATGGTTAAAAATCTGAGGTCAAAACGGGCTTTAGAGCACTATCGTAAGCAACTGGACGGTAATGCTAAAGCCCTACGTGAAGTGGAGAGCAAGAATGAGAAGTCTGAGAAGCAAGAGAAGAACTGGATTAACAGTGACGATATCCACAAGATGAAGGAGGAGCGGTGGAATGCTTTGATTGATAAGATTGGAAGCAAGACTAAGATACTACCCGGCGTTTATGATGAGTTGCTGAACGCCCTACTGGTGTCCCTTTACACAGACACCACACCCCGGCGTAACCAAGACTATATGCTGATGGTGATTACGAAGAAGTGGAATGAGAAGATGCCTAACGATGTTAATTATCTGGACGTGACCGGTAATAGGTTTATCTTTAATGTCTATAAAACCGCCCGTAAATACGGACAGCACATTGTGCCGGTGTCGGAGGGTCTTAGTCCAGTTCTTAACAAATATCTCAAGTATCATCCGGCTAAGGGGGGGAAATGGACGAGCCTTCCTCAGTTCTTGGTAGGGGCTGATGGAAAGCCTTTGACGGCTATTAACGCTATTACCCGACGACTGAATAAGTATTTTGGAAAGAACGTAGGCTCCAGTATGTTGAGACATATCTACCTCAGCGGGAAATACAACATTGATGAGATGAAGCAAGACGCTATAGATATGGGTCACAGTGTGGAACAACAGAAGGCGTATATGAAATCTGACTAATATATAGATGAAGTTAGTATCTGTTACAAAATCAAACCGTGATGGTAAAAAGTGGAAGGCTGTTTTTGATAATGATGGACGTAGTAAGACCACACACTTCGGTGCCTCAAATATGAATGATTTCACGCTGACGGGGGACGTGAAAGCCCGTGAGAGATACTGGATTAGACACAAGAAAGACCTACGCACGGGCGACCCTACACGGGCTGGATACCTTTCGTTATTCTTGCTGTGGAACAAGCCTACACTGGAAGCCTCAATAAAAGACTATAAGAAAAGATTTGATATGTAGGCGGGGGGAAAGGGGTTTCGGGGGGACATTACCTTATAGGAACGGTCTATAGAAAAA